CCAGCTTTTGCCATCAATATCTGGTTTGGTCTTACCGTCAGTGCAGGCCATTGCTTGACCTAATTTAAATGCCACATAGTCACTGTTGGCTTTTTCTTTATCGCCATAAATGTTCATGCCTTTAGTAGACTGACTTTGTCGCTTGGTAGGTTTTGGCTGTTTTACCTCAGTAATAATATCGTAGACTTTCATTCTTCGCAATTCCATTTTCTTAAAGCCAATGCCTTACGAGTAGGTTCACCGTTGGGCTTCTTCATTGGGCCATCAACACCGCCCATCCTGGCGCAGAATGATTTTCTGCGTTTAGCATCTTTACTACCTGCCTTTAATTTACTAGGTTTAGTAGTGACTGCTGTTTGTAGTTTGCTACCTGGATTTTCGCGGCGGTAACTAGCAACACCCTTAGCATTTAGGCCACCCTTTTTGCTCTTACCTTCTTTGCGTCTCCACGCGGCAGACTCTGAAATAATTTCGTGTACTTTCATAATTAACCTATAATAAAAGCATAACCAGTGCCGCCACTGATTAGTGTCTCTAATTCTTTATCTAATGCAGCCAATTCTTCTTTGCCTGCTGACTTTAAGTCATTGCCGTTTAATGCTCCGCCACCTTGCGGACCAGCAATAGATGCAAATTTAGAGCGAGCTTCTCCTAACATCATTTTGCAGTTAGCCAGTGCATAGTCACGTATCCATTGTTTAGCATAAATGTCGTCAATGATAAGATAATCTGGTCTAAAATTCTGTGTGCGCAGGCCTATTACTTCACCTTCTGTAAAAGGACGCTGTAATATTCTTAGTGTACGACTTGTAGGGATCCATTGGAATTCAATGTATGCTCCGAACATTTTACCTATCATTTCTTGATAACTGGCAAACATAAAATAGGTAGCAATACCGCCCAGCATTGTTGAGTTTAACAGATACGTATTAGTATACGCAAGATTGAAAGGCTCAAAGTTTGTTCCAGTTCCGCCGCCAGTTCTTGATCCCAGTGTTCTTCTAAAAACAGACTGAACATTAATAATTTCTGCAGGCAGTATGTAATCATTTTTATCTTTCTCAAGGGTTAAAAAACTGTAGCTGTCTTCTACTGCATTTGGACTACGTTGACGGAATCGTGTTAGCGCACGATCTAATGCTGTTTCGTAATGAACTGGATCAAGCTCAACGTCAATCATACCGTCACCTAGCATGGCGCGGCAATAATCAAAAACTTGCTGTTTAACCTGTTGTGGATTGTCTGACATTTGTATCTCCCATCTTATTTATCGCTAAATATTGTACTATGCCACGTTTATCCCTTTACAAGCCCGAGAAAGGCAACGATTACAAATTTCACGATCGCAGTATATCTGAGATGTTTCAGGTAGGCGGTACTGACATATATCTGCACAAATACCTGGGGCCCAAAAATCCCTTAACAGGTGAAAGTACTGCGGATATGCCTATGTACGATGCTGTAAAAGAAACAAATATACAAGATTTATTGTTCCTTGAAAATCGTGATAGAAAGTATGATAGTTCAATTTACACAGTACGTGGCGTTTATAATGTATCTGACATTGACTTTAATCTAAGTCAGTTTGGTCTGTTTATTGACAACGACACAGTGTTTATGACTGTGCATATTAATGATTTTATTAAACTAGTAGGCCGTAAGCCGCTAGCAGGTGATGTTGTAGAGCTACCGCACTTGCGTGACGAATTTGCACTTAATGATGCTGACCAAGCACTGCCTAGATTCTTTGTTATCAGTGAAGTTGGCCGTGCTGCTGAAGGATTTAGTCGTACATGGTACCCGCATTTATATAGATTAAAATTAGGCAAGATTGCTGATCAACAACAGTATTCAGATATTCTTAAAACTCCCACAGATAAAGATGCTAATTTTGTAGGTGATTATGATCCTGCAACAACTTATACTGCTGGTGAAATTGTTCGTTATCAAGGTACACTTTATCAAGTCACTGCAACTACCATTGGCAGGACTCCACCTAACGCTAGTTATTTTAGTGTGTACTCTGGAGCTACTATACAGAGTATATTGAGTACACAGGCAAAAAGCCTTGAAATTAATGACGCTATCCTTGACCAGGCAGAAGCTAATGCTCCTAAGAGCGGTTATGAGACACAACAGTTTTATTCACTAGCTGCTGATGAATTTGGTAATTCATCTTTACTAACAGTTGATGATGCCACAGCTCCTCCTGATGCGTCTAGTACGCACTTAGATGCTAGTAGAATAGCAGCCAGACCAAATCGTACTGGGTATAGCGGATACTTACTAGGAGATGGAATACCTCCCAATGGTGTCGAATTTGGTCACGGGATTGCATTTCCTGCAGGTGCAATTGATGGCGACTTTTTCTTAAGGACTGACTTTTTGCCTAATAGATTGTTTAGATATGATGGCAAGCGTTGGGTTAAGCGTGAAGATGCAATTCGCACTACCTTATCAAATACTGATACTAAACAAACTTTCAGAACTGGATTTATTAATAATACAGCAACTGATACCATTGCCGGTGAAAATGTTGCAGAACGTCAAGCATTGAGCAAGGCACTTAAACCCAAGGCAGATCTATAATGCAATATTTCTATGACGGGCAGATACGCCGATACTTATTACAGATAGTTAGACTACTAAGCAATTTTGTTGTTAGATACGGAGATGGTACACTCGTGCGTGTCCCCGTTATGTACGGTGACCAAGATCGCCAAGCTGCAACTATTGTTAATCAGAACTCAGAAAATACATTACAAAGTGCTCCAAGGATTGCAGTATACATCACTGATCTTGATCTTGATAATACTCGACTAGGTGATGCAACATTGGTTAGTAAGATGCATATCCGTGAACGTGATATTGATCCTGAAACTGGAGCATATACTAGTACGCAAGGGCAAAACTATACAGTTGAGAGATTAATGCCTACCCCATTCAAGTTGTCAGTTAAGGCAGATATATGGTCAACTAGTACTGAACAAAAATTACAAATTCTTGAACAGATTCTAGTATTGTTTAATCCAAGTTTAGAAATACAAACAACTGACAACTTTGTGGACTGGACTTCGTTAACAGTTGTTGACTTAGGTGACGTTAGTTTTACTAGTCGTACAGTACCTATGGGCACTGCTACACAGATTGATGTTGCTACACTCACATTAACTACTCCTATATGGATTACTCCACCTGCTAAAGTTAAGAAGTTGGGAGTTGTTACTAACATTATTTCAAGTACATTTGACAGCTCAGGTATGGGTGACTCATACATTGATGGGTTAGGTGTGTATGTTGACGCAGGGCAAGCATATCCGGCAAACTCAATTGCTAGTACAAATACTACATTAGGCGATTTTGATATTGTTGTATCTGAAGGTAAGATCAAACTAGTAAGTAGCAAGCAACCTGGAGTTTGGTTAAATTGGAACGTAATATTACAGCCACTTCCAGGCAAATATACTGCGGGATTAACAAAGATTTATCTATTGCAGCCTGATGGTAGCGAAGTAGTAGGTTATCTAAGCATAAATCCGTTAGACGGATCTGAAATGGTAGTTAACTGGGACGATGATACTTTCCCAACAAATGATATGATTGTAGGACCAGCTAGGCCAGAAGGACAGCGAGGAAGTTTTGATGCAGTAATCGATCCAACAACTACTGGACCAAGTAACCTAGTACCCGGAACTAGATATCTAATCATTGACAACATCGGCGGAGGTGTTCGAGATACTTTTGTTACAGGATTAAAGATCCAAAGAATTATTACCACAGTCGAGTTTACAAAAGTGAATGATTGCCGAGTATTTGTTAATGGAACTGAAGTTGGTCAGGGGATTCCAATAGAGCGTGATGGATTCTACGTTATTATATTAACCGAGTCAATACCTATAGGTAGAACAGTTACCTATGTGTTAAATCTAAATGAAGATGGTCCAGATGCGTGGAAAAACAACGATGGCTCTGACTTTATTGCAGAAACAAACGATATTATCGAATGGGACGGCTCTAAATGGTGGGTGGTGTTCTCGGCAGATGAAAACTCAGAAAACTTGATCTATCAGACAAACATCTATACACTAGTACAATACAAGTGGAATGGAGTTAATTGGGTGAAAAGTTTTGATGGCGATTACAGACGCGGCAGTTGGAGGTTAGAATTATAACTTCTAATCCTGACATAATCGACTGTTCAGGCGCATTAATCTGTGCCCGTTCAACTAAACGATTTTTACTATTACAGAAATCTGAAGGCAAACATGCAGGTCGATGGGGATTAGTTGGTGGAACTAATCACTCTAATGAATCAGCATGGCAAGGGCTACAGCGCGAGATTGAGGAAGAATTAGGGGCAATGCCTGAAATTAAAAAAACTATTCCGCTTGAAAAATTTGTTAGTAATGATAGTTTGTTTAAATTCCACACTTATTTTTGTGTAGTAGAAGATGAGTTTGTTCCAAAACTCAGTGAGGAACATGTTGCATGGGGATGGTTTGATTTAGATTGCCTACCTAAACCTGTACATAAAGGATTAGATCTTAGTCTACGTAAT